TGAATTTCTTTTAATGTATTCTTCTTTTGTTTCACGACTATCAATAAAAGTTTTTAACCATGAGTCTTTCTTGTTATCTTTACCCATAGATTTATTTTTACGATTTAAATTAGCTTCATATTTTTTATGAGCTTTAATTCCTTCAGGAGTGTAAGGGAATTCCTTACCGTCACTTGCTGTTGGCATTAACTTTACCTCCTAGTTTAACGTTTTTACCAAAAGTTACTTTGTAACTCGGAGAAGTAGAGGTAGCCTTTACAGCCACCTCCACCTTAGTTTTTGTTGGCTTCTTAGCCATTAGTCACTATCCGCAGCACTTAAGGTAGTGATGTTATTCACATCAACTATTGTTCCGTTATTAGCACTAACAGCAAACTGCCCATACACTGGAGTTGTACCAGTAGCACATGAAGCATAAATAACATCGCCAAGATTCATCTCATTAGCCATATCATTAAAGTAACCAGCTCCATCTACTGCCGTAGAAGCTTCTGTTGTAGTGTAGTGCCATATGTGAAACCCATTACCTGAATAGGAAACTAAACTTAGATTTGATTTTACGAACGCCATGTCTACCTCCTAATTCTTAAGTTCAAGTTCAAATACACCTTCAGCATCGATTAAGACTGAATTCTGTTGCATTTTATTTAATACAAAGTAACTGTCCTTATCGTTGTGATATTGCATATTTGAGGTTATATCAGCACCAATTGCGTGTGCAATGGCGTCACTATGGTAAGCGAAACACTCTTTATGAGTTGTTCCTGCAGCACCAGAACCGTTTTTACCAGAAAGACCAGAATGCGGAAACCACATAAAGCCTAACCAATTTTTAGCGGTCATGCCGTTTGGAAATGGTAAATCATTTTCACCAACATAGTTTGATCTTGAGAATTGATCTAATGACATAAGCTGAGACCATTGTTCCCAACCCACAGCAACAAATCGTTTACCATCATCTGGCACTTCATTATTCCCAAACTTTTCCATCAGCTCTAGACACCATGCAATGGTAATACCATTAGTTGTTTCGTCATGTGCTGAAGTTGTTGTTGTCATCTGATTTAAAATTAACTCATCAGTTTTACGTCCAAGTGCATATGCACCTGACTGTTGAGCTACCATCATCTCATCATGGTTAATTCTTAACTGATCTAGATCATCGACCCATTCCCCAGCAAAGTAATCTTCCAATGTGACGTTAACGTTAGTGTGTGCAAGGTTCATGGGTGCTATTGATCCATGAGTTGCTTTAGTTGTAGCAAATCCTTTACCGATTTTCTGAAATGTAGTTTTGTTTTTAACTCCATTTCTTGTTCGAACTGTATTTCTAAGCTTAGAACCCATTCTTTGGTAAGCCATATGAACGCCAGATTCGAACTCCTCAATAAAGGAGGTTGAAATGCTAGGTGTAGCCATTTTAGTCTCCGTTTAAAAGTTAAAGTTTATCACTATTCTGGTTGTTCGCTTACCTACTATACCGAAGTTGTTCCATCTTTGGGCTTCTAAGTAAGTTGTACGAGCCTTCTAGCAACTTTAATCTCTCAGAAAATAGAAACTTTGTTAATTCACATTACTAAAATGGTGGAGGTGTACCTGTAGGTCCATTTTCTAAATACCAGTTATATAAAACTTTATAATACTGTTTTGAGCTGTCATTATCTTTTTTCATTCTATTTCTAGCCCAATTTTCGAATTTAGTATCAAGTTGTGCTACTTTGGTTGCTTTACCCATAGTCTTAGGTTTCTTTATTGTTCTCATGCACGTTTCCTAGATAGTTGTTCTGCCATAGCTCTAACTTTAGCGATATGGGCTGGATCACCACCATTCTTCCAATATTTAGGGTCTTGTTGTGCTGACATTAAATCAGCCTTACTAACCGTTTCTTGAAACTGAGTAGGAGAAGTCATGTTAAATTTAGGCTGACCATTCAACTGCATGATTTCTTCAAAAGCTTGAACCATTCCAGCCGTAGCTGGTATTCCAGCAAACATCTTATAAGCGTCTTCAGATAAAGCTGAGTTAGCCCACGTATCAACACGTTCTAATCGTCTATCCGCATGCTCCCCAAGATGTTGGCTTTCTTCATTCCAATCGGGACCAGATGTTGATTGCATATTTGTGTATTCAGTTACAAAATCACCAAACTCATCATTTGTTAATCCCATATTGTGAGCTTTATCACGAAACCAACTAAGCATAGGATCATCTTGGTTTACCTCTACAGGGTTTCCATCTTCATCATTAAAATTTACGGTATAATCCCCAGGACTTATAGGAATATCGCCTTGAGCTTCTTCATTAAGTTCGCCCACAAGTTCTTGCTTGATTTCATCACGCCTTGTATGAAACTTTTTTTCCAGTTCACCATAACTAACAGATAACTGTTCAGGTGTTTCAAATTTAGTTGGCAACCAATCTGGTCGTTCAACAGTGTTTTGCTCTCCTGAATCTTGTGAGATTGTGCTTTCAACGTTGACTTCTGTGGTATTTGAGCCTTCATTGCTTTGTTCAGTTGTTTGTTCATCAGACATATTAACTCCTATTGTCCTAATTTGCGTCCCATTTCAGTTCTATGCTTTAATAATGCTACAATCCATCTTTGCCCTTCAAAGTGAGCAAGAGACTCAATTCCCAATCCCGCACCATGAATGTTATTCGTTGTAAGGTTTTCCAAATATTGAAGAAAAGATTTGCCAATCCCCGAACCAAAAAGTGCATTGGCTTTGCTATTAAGATCAGATTCAACTTCAACAGTATACGACCTCCCATCAACTGAGGCATTTATTTTCTCCTTTAGCTTATCTTTTATTTTATCATTAACCATGTAATTTTTCCATTATTGTGGAGTTCCCCCTCCTTGTTGTTGCTCTTTCATCATCTGCATTGCCATTTCAATATTGCTTTGCACTTCTTGACGACTAGCAAGTAATTCTTCTTTAACACCAAACTTAGATGCCAAATACTTAATAACCTTTTCTTGATTGTATAAAGCTGGGGTAATCTCTGGACCAAATGTACCAGCAACCGTTTGTTGAAATCTTACAAAGTCAGCTACGTCTTGTTGATCTTGAGCCCTTAATAAAGGAGATACGGGAACAATCTTTATTTCCCTACCATCTATCTTTGGTATATCAAGCAGACCTTGCTCACTATAAATTGCAACAACCCTTTCCACCAACGGGTGTAAGAATTCTTTTTGCATACGACCTGCGACGGCTCCCATATCTCTTGCCACGTCAGCAAGCCTTTCTGAAACTTCCGTTGCTGATAATGGTGTCTTTGCATTTGGTCTTGAATCGAGTTCATCAATAAAAAGAGCTTTCCTGACATTTCGTCTCATATCCTCCAAAATAAGTTGACCCACATCAAATCGTGCAGGGCTTTGCAAAGCTTCTAATGTACTTCCAGGACTTCTAGGTATAAATGTTCCAGGTTGAATTGTTATGTTGTCTGGATTAAACACACCATCATCATCATAAACGTATGCACCACCTATAGCCATCTCAGCATTTTCAAGTATTAACTGAACTGTTAAATTCAAAGTTTTAATCGCTGGCATGGCTTGTAAAATTGGTCCACGTCCCCAAACTTCCATTCCACTTTTAGACCAACGTGTTGTTAACCATGGCAAACTTCCACGACCAATTAACTTCTTTTTATAAAGAATGTGTTTGTCAGTTTCTGAAATAAGATAGTAAGTGAATTCATCTTTAAACTGATCGTCACTGTCATACATAGTCGCTTCAATTAATTTGGTTTTACGTCTAGGATCACGTTTTTGTATGTTAGTCATTTCAGGTGAGTAATTGCTGTGAGGGTATCTAAGTTTAATATCAGTAATATCACACTCATCATTCCATCTAAACCAATCAGTTACCATATCCATTGCACCCGATAAAAGGGCAACGTTAGTGGGAGGGACGGCAGTAAAATGGAGATCACCAACGAATCGACCTGATTCAACTAGCATATTCATAGTACCTATGCCCAAATCTTGAAGACCTTCATGAAACTCAGAATTAAAGTTACTGTTACGCAACCCTTCATGCAGAATTTCTGTTATGTCATCAAGTTCTTTCATTAACTGGGTAGATATCTGATCAGAGGGATACTCTGGACCAGGTGCTAGTTTAAATGCTCGACCATTTGGAGGGAAAAAGCCAAGCTGAAGTCTTGAAGCAAATCTAGGTAAACCAGTTACTGCCGTTTCGTCATAAATGTTCTCAGTACGTCTTTGCCCAGCAAACTCTCCATGAAAGCTTTCTCTATGAGGCAATACATAATCGTATATTTCTTCCCATATATCAGACCAACTTGACCATTTGCTTTTGGCTTTTTTATATCGATCCATAACGTTTGCATAATCTTTTTGATCATGATTCCCACTAGCTGGTACTGGGCTAGCATCACCGCCTATTGCATCACGCATTTTTATTTCCACCCATCATTTTACGTCTATATCCAGTAAAACCTTCCATATCCTCATCTTGTGTGGATTCGGCACCATACAAATTACCAGCTATTTTTCTTTTACGTTCTGAGCTTTCAAAAGCTTGTCGTTCAGATTCTTGCTTGTTAATTTTGACTTGTTCAGCTTTTTGTTTTTCTAGTTCTGGATTTGGTGCAGGTTTAGGACTGCTAAATAGACTTCCCATATGAAGGCTCCTCTAATTCTGTTAAGCCAAAAATGACCTTTCCTTTTCTTTTTAGCAATTCACAATACAATTGATAAGGCGTTACAACCCAAAACTTATGTATATTACATAGATGTTTAACAAAACTTACGCAATACATTAAACGTGGAATATAAATAGGTTTATCTCCCGTTTCCACTTCAACGCATGTATGATGGTGCATATTAAGCACTAAATTAGTTGCGTCATCATCTCTTAACGTTTCAAAATTAAAACCACATGTGGAAATCTCTACTTTTCGCCATATATCTAATTTATGATCATAGTTCACGGCATAAGCGTGTGAAAAGCCAACACGGTGTTTTGTAAAATGTTTCCATATACCGATATTTTTACTTTCACAAAAACATATTATCCATTTCATAATGATCTAACACTTCCCCTATCTCTATCTCTATTACGTCTTTTTAAACGTGCAAAAGGATTACTTGTCCTCTCAACAGTAGTGGGGGTCGAAGGACGTTGTCCTCCAAGCATAACTCGTCTGCCTTCTCCACCTCCTAGAAACGCATATTGCAAAGCATCATGACAATGAGAAAATCTGTTTTTATCAGGCTTATCTTCATACCTCTCAGTTCCCATATAATACATTCGTTTAAATTGATAACCACCTTCAAATCCAGAAATTAAACTAGTGCAAGTGGGACTTACCGTTAAACATGGCAAACCATCAGCCATTCTGTTAATCACAGACTCAACGGCTTCAACTCTTATCGATATGTCATTTGTTGGAGCTGGATATGCCGATATACCAGATGCCCTTAACATCATAAATGGAGTATGCTCTGACACTTGAGCCATTTGATTTCCCGCAGGATCACCAATAAACTTCATCGTTAAATTATCCCATTTGTTTTTGGATATCTCTCTTTTAAGTATTTCAGCAAACCTAATGGCACCCATATCCTTACCAATAATTTCATGAAAAATTATCCATCTGCCAGTATGTAGTTGCTGACAAAAGACGGCTGAAGGGGAGCGACCAAAGTCTATGCCAACAACTACATCATTTTGATCATTCGGCTGCAAAGCATCTTTCGATACATGTGTGTCTCGTCTAAACGTAGGGTAAACTGGTTTACCGTCCAGCAAAGCTTGATATTGATTTAAGATGTAAACCTTAACCCAACTAGGTGCCTTACCAAGTATAATTTTATCGTAGTAAGTCTCTTGTAAATTAGCTCTGTTTTCTGATTTTAAATTAGGATCGTAACCCTCTAAGTTACCATGATCATCTTTTCTAATAGTCATTGCACCAGGTTGACAAAAGAAACTCCAATCATCAGGCTTAACCATTAATAGCTTTTCTTCTGTTGTCATATATTCAGGAGTGGGAACTTCCCCAGCAACAATTCCCCACCAATGATCTTCAGATGGAGCATTGGTATCCATTATTACACCAAACCAACTTGGACCACCTTCCCTCATTGAAGGAAATCTTCCAACTCTCATTGTGCAAGCGTCAACTATAGATTTATTTATTTCTCTGGCTTCATTAATCCACACACCACTTAATTCCAAAGATAATAACTTCTTTACGTCCTCAGTTTTATCTAAAGCCAAGAATATGACTTCTAGTTCCACAGTGGTTTTATCTCCCAAAGCAAAACATATATTATGCGTGTATGGAGGAGACCATATAAAACGACCTAAATCATCGTCAAACCAATCTCTCCATGTTTTAATAGTTGTCGTTTTTAACTGAGGATTGGTGTTTCTAATAACAGCCCAACGGCTTCTTCTAACACCATTATCATTTGGCTTTTGAGATACAGCTTTTCTCATTATCTCCATGCAACAAGTAACGGACTTGCCAGAACCAACTGGACCTCTAATACCCCTTACAAAAGATTTGTCTTTCATAAACGTTTTGGCAACTTCTCCAGGAGGTTTGTAATCTAGTTTCATGCAGTCCAAATTCTTCTTGTGGCATCAGGACCACCACCTTGCACCAATGACCTTCTAGAAGCAATGCTTAAATTACTTGATGTGCTATTTGTTTTGTTTGTTGCCGTTGTGTGCGTTTTCCCAGGAGTTACATTAGAAGATTCAGTATCATTGCCACCAGATTCTTGTATCTTAGACGATGTGTAAGTTCCTGTTGCTGAATTATATGATGATCCTTGTGATCTGCCTATAGGGCTAAAGTCGGCATTTCCAGAATAAACGTTCCAACCTATGTCATTCTTGCCAACAACTCCTTGATAACCACCCTTATCGTCAAAGACTGGTTTACCACCACCTCTTAATACTGAAGCTTGATTATTATAATTTTCAGTTTGAATCATGTCTAACCCTTTGCCCACAAGAGACGTATCAGCCATGTTAAATCCTAAATCTTGACCTAAGATACTAAAGTTTTTACCTCTTTTGTTACCCGTCCAATTGGTGTTTTTGGCTTTGTATTCTAAATCTCTAGCTAATTCTATGTTTCTATTAACTTCTTTATTCGTGGACATTGTGTCATCTGGATTGTCTTTGTTGTAAGCATTAAATGCTGATTCTCTTTCTTTGTCTGATCTTGCATTTCTAGCTTTATTTGATTGATTTGTTTGTGTGGTATTACTCTTTCTTTGCTTAGATGTTGTGTTACCACTTATTCTTCCAAAATCTGAGTCTGATGGACTTGAACTTTCACCCATTGTAATCTCCTAGTAATAATATCCTTGTAAAATTGACCTCTGTAACATAAAATAATTTTGGGGGTTTTG